TCCACAGAATGCCAGCCACAGATTTTTAGGCACTCCTACCTCGTCGCGCTCGATGTACACGAAGGCATTGCCCATCATCTCGCGGCAGATACTCATCTGTTGGAATAGCTCCGCACCCGTCATGATGGGGTTGGCACGCTTCTGCATCAGCCAGTTCAGGATGCGCCCGTCGCCATACATCGACTGCACGAAGTTGCCGCGCTCCGAGTCCTTGCGCTGGTATTGCATCTCCATCGAGCCGATGGTCTTTGCCTTCAACTCCACGGCACGATATACAGCCGAGACGGTCAGCGATGCTTGCGGGTTGCTGACGCGCACCACCTTCTCACCGTATGAGCCGGTATTCTCCGTTGGCTGATTGCTGACCGCCTTCGGGTCAGTGGTCAGCGACGTGGGAGCCGCCTCGCGCTTTCGGAACATATTTACAAAGAAATTATCCATAACTTATTCCTTTTCTATTCGTAGATTTCTTGGTCTTGGGTTTACTGCCACAAATCCTTGTGTTCTTCCAACCATGCCTTTGCCTTGTCCTTGTTTCTCCATGAACCGCTGGCAAGGTGAACCATCAGCGGACGGATGTCGATACGATTGCCGCAGGCACCATTGCGATGGCTGCGGATGTCTTCGAGGAACGAAGCACCTGTGTCGTAGTAGTTCCCTCGGTTGCGCTGACCGCCAGGCTGCAAGCCCCACGAGCGTTTCGGGTCGAAATAGTCAATGCCACAATGCTTGCACATGGGCACGTTGATCCAACAGAGCATCGGCACCAACCGCTCAATGCCTTTCGGGTTTCCCGCCTTCACCGCAGATTGTATATGCCCAACCGTGCATTGGTCGTACTGGAACATGAAGTCCACGCTATCCTTCAGCAAAATGTCGCTATCCATCAGCAGGAAACCGTCGGGCAGCAGGTCGAAGAGTTTCTGAATGCTCATCATGTGCTTGGCCGAACCATATACACAACTGCCCCAGATGCCGATACCAGGACACTTGTTCGGGTACTTTGCCAGTTCTTCGTCAAAGTTGATGAACTGGCCTTTTGTGTTGTCGATAACCATCACGCCCTTCATCTTCTTCGTCCAAGGCCGCTCGTCGCTGTTGTCGAAGATTACCACCTTGTAATTCTCGCCGCCATGCTTGCGCAGGCTCAGGATGGTGGCCTCAGTCAGTTCCGGCGTGTTGTAATGCACAATCGCCACCACCTTCTCCGGCGTGACGGCTTTCTCCTTTTCCTCCGACCATTCGTTGTACTTGAAGAATCGGTCGTGGTAGGCCTCCCAGAACGCCTTCATCGGACGCTCAGCCATGCCGCGACGCATCTTGTCGGCCCATTCCTCGGCGGTCTTTGTGATGTAGTGCCGGATGACCGCACGGCTGGGGTCATACGTCGGAGTCCAGAAGTTGCGCTCGCACGGTTCACCGCTGGCGGTCTCGTAGGTGCCGGCATAGTATGGGCAGTGTGGATCAGTCACGAACTGCACACCCTCCAAACCGCCACGCACAATCGACTTCACGTGCTGATTCTCTGCGATGTCGTCATACTGCACATGCAAGTCGGCAGGCAGCGGCTTTTTGAACCGCTCGGCCATCGGTCGCCCATCGTTCTTCACCAGTCCGTTGTCGCCGTAGCACTGCCAGTTGATCATCACGCAGTTGCACCCATCGCGGTTGCTCAACAAGTCTGTCAGCGTCTCTTTGCCCTTGATTACCAACTGCTCGTCGAAGTCGAAGAACGCCATCCAGTCATAATCGCCACTATACTGACGATAAATGGCATTGTAAGCGGGGAAATGGCAGTTGCACTTGTCCCGGTAGTCGATGATGGTCACAAATCCCGTGTCGATGTAGTCCTTAAGCACCTCCTCGAAATGCTCCTCGCCTTTGCGGTTGTTGTCAGCGATATAGATGTGTGAGAAACCCACCTTCAGATGGTGCTCCACGAACTCCCTGGCGTATTGATTCTCTTTTCGCCCAATCGCCACTACCGCTGCCTTGATTTTCTGTTTCTTTGTTTTCTTTGTCATAGTTCCTTATTTATCGTTAATCAATAGCTGCATGTGGAATTGAATGGTGTTAGCGTGGAAATCTGCCTCGAAGGTCTCAGGAATAATCTGGTACGTTTGCTCGTTATACACCACACGGCTACGCATGGTCACTTGGTTCGTGTAACGCATGCGAACCATGCGCACAGCATAAGCATCCAGCGCACCAGCATTCATAGCCGACTTGCCCTTCGCGTTCTCAACATTGGCAGAAAGACATACCGTCTCGTCCCACTTCACGCCGCCAGAGTCCAATCCGTACTTGCCGTCTTCGGCCTTTGTGCGGTTCAGAATGATGATTTTCTTTGTCAAGATGTCCGATGAGTAACCCATAGTGTCAAGTGTTTAGTGATGCGATATACATTTCCACGGCTTTCACCAAGTCGGCAGTCTGCTTGCGCATGCTGTCGAGAATCATCGGTGTGGGGTGCTGTACGGCTGCAAACTTTGACTTCAGGTAGTCGATGCGTTCGTAGAGAATCTTAGCGGCATCGTCGTTCTGGTTTGCAAAGTAGTCCATATTCGCATGCTGCACGTTGAGCACTTCCATGATTCGGTTGCACTCGTTGGCCAGTGGTACACCTGCAAGCAGTATGTACGGCTTAATGAGCACGTCTACGCTGTACGGCACTACGCTCAGATTCATAGACGATACCGGACAGCGGTGTGTGTACGATACGTCGCAAAGCAGCAGCGAGGCGTGCATGATGGCGGCAGGCACCTCGCCATACGATTCCTTCAGGTTCTCGTATGTGCGGTTGCAGATGTGTAGAATAGCTTCCTCTGCACCTTCCGCGTAAGTTCTCAGAAGATCGTCCTCGCAGTCATACTCGATGCGCGAGTGTCGCTTGATGTAGTCTATTGTCAGCCACTTCATATCTTTTCTTTTTGTCCTTTATGATTCTGACAAAAAGCCGTCGTGGGTTTACTGACTGAAAATTTTTGTGGGGATTGTTTGTGTTTTTCAAAGATATTTCGTAATTTTGCCGCGTCTCACTTATGGTTTGCTTTGAATCGACGCAAAAGGGTATCAAGTTCCCCGACTGCGCGACGATTCGTGCAACCGTTTAGTAAGTGAGACGACGAAATGGAAATGTCGGGGAACTTTCCCCTTTTAATAACTTAAAACAAACAAACCTATGAAACGAAATTTTGTGTTTTTCATGCTGGCCGCAATCGTGGCCGCTGGTTGCTCTTCATCAGAAGAAAAAACCGTGCTCAACGGTTCCGCCGTTGAGACATCTGTGTTGCTCACCTTCTCACCTTATGAGGTGGACGCCATGACACGCACGGCGACAAGTATCAGCAACTACTGTACGCATCTGGACGTATGGATTACCGACGGCGAATCTACCACCGCCGTTCATCAGTCATCCAGTGACAACGATTTCGGATCGCTGTCTGTCACTCTCGACAAGACGAAAACCTACACCCTCTACGCCGTGGCCCACAAATGCGCTTCGGACGCTACGCTGGCAGATGGAATTGTAAGTTTTCCAGACGATAAGGTGACGCACTCCATGTTCTATACTACGACCTTCAGCCCGGCTACTACCACGTCTCTCAGTTGTGAGATGTCGCGCATAGTGGCCATGTTCCGCATGGAGACCACCGATGCCGTGCCTGCTGAATGCAGAAAGATTCGCTTCACCATTTCAGACGTATTCGACCGCTGGAGCGTCACTGCTGGCGGCACGCACCAGGTTAATCGCGTGTCTACCGTTTCCATCACCAGCACCGCCAACGACGGCACCGTGGCCATCAGCATCTATGCCATAGCGACCGACGCGCAGACGCTTCACACTGTCACCGCTGAAGCCCTTAACGAGAGCGACGACGTGATTCAGTCGCGCGTCTTTGAAAACGTCCCCCTGCGCAATGGTTATAAGACTACCTATCGCGGTACCTTCTTTACTGATACCGACATGACAATGACCTTCACCGTCGCCGACTGGAACGAGTATGAAACTGTGAATTTTTAACGATAAATGGCTATGAAAAATCTATTTTGTTTTGTCTGCTGCTGTGTTGCAGCAGTCCTTTTCACTTCTTGCGAAAAGCAAATCATTTCCGATGACGAAGAGGTCGTGACGCTGAAATTCACGCCCACATTCCGAGACGTAACCACACGGGGAGTAGATGCCGCCAACTATTTCTCCAAGCTCAACATTCAGATGTTCGACAATGACGCCAACAAAGTGTGGGATAAAGTGAAAACCCAAACCAAGGATGAAGAAGGCTTTGGCACGCTTTCCGTAAAAATCAAACCTGGCACCTATTGGATTGTGGCCGTTGGTCATAGCTCCACGGTGTCGGCATCTATCAAGTCGCCAGAGGTTTGTCAGTTTACCGCATCCGACGGTGAAAAGCTGACCGACACATTCTGCCACTGCTCGCAGATTGTGGTCGGCAGTTCCGCTGCCGACTACACCCTCCCCATGTACCGCGTCGGGGCCATGATCCAGTTCGTGCTCACCGACACCACCGTGCCCGACAATTTCACCTATTTCCTCATGGAGTACACCGGCGGTTCTGCCAATTTCAACCCGACCACGCTGGAGGGTATCACCAAGTCGTCGCAGAGTGAGCGGCGCATCCGCAACAGTATGAACACGCACCAGGCATACACCTTCCCGTATATGGCCACCAGCTGCACGCTGAAGATGACCGTATCAGGATTAGATACTGACGGTACCGTCATTCGCAAGCGCGTCTTTGAAAGCGTTCCCGTCACCCGCAATCGCATCACCACATATACGGGTAAATTCTTCGAGGACGGTGACGGCGTTTTCACACAGTCCGACTTTGGCTTTGTCGTCCATGCCGATTGGGACGGAGAAGATCACCACACGTTCTGACCTCATTTAATTCTCTTCGTCATAACAGATATATCGTACAAAGGCTTTCTCGCTGCTGTGACCTGTTGCTCGCAGAATCTTGTTGCGTGGAATATTCCGCAAGGTGTTGATGGTGGCGAATGATCGGCGGGCACTATGCGATGATATAAGCTGGTATCTCAGTTTCGTCTCGCGGGTGATGACTCCGTTGATCTTGTTGTCAATATGCACCTCGTCCATGAAGTCCTCACCGATGTGGCGAAGCAATTCATGCAGATAGGTGTTGTAGTTGTTGATGTCACCAGTATAAGGTGCATGATAGTCGTACTTCTCCAAGATGGCGAAGGTGATACGCGCGTCGATGCTCAGCGAGTTGATAGGCACGAAACACTTGTTGCCTGTTTTCTGTTGGACTATCGAGAACTGACCATTGCGGAAGTTCTCAGGACTGATGCGCACAAGGTCGGAGTATCGCTGGCCGAGGTTGCATCCAAGCACAAACATGTCACGCACTCGTTCCAATGTCTCAATCTTGTTCCGGCGCAGTTTCAGCACCTTCTTCGAGCGGAAACTGTATGTCGGCTCTTGACCAATCTTGAAGTGATAGATGTGGCTTATTTCGTCGGGCGTGAGCGAAATCTTGCTGGGGATATAGTTCGGAATATCCACCTCGCTATAGCTCGGATTCAACTTCACTCCATACTTGGATGACCAGTTGAGCACCGCAATCAGGTTAGCCTTCACATGTCCGATGGTGGAATACTTCAGTCCTTGGTCCGCCAGAAACGGCACAAAGTGGTTCCAGAATACGCTGCTGATCATGGCGGGCATGATGGTGCAACCGAACTGCTTTTCGATGCTCTCCAGTTTTGAGACAAGCATCC